TACTTGAAAAGATAGATACGGATTTTATTCTTGGCATGGATGGATATCCGACGTTCCGTGTTAAGTCTAGCTTTCTGAATGAAGTCAGACGAGCCTTCTCTTTATCAGATAATTGTGCGTTGATCGAAGGTCCCTATCGCTATGTTTCTTCCCCTGAGGCGATCGTTATGCCAGGAGTTCGGTCCGACGTTAAGGAAATACTGGTTGCAGCTGAAATGAGATACTTTTCTGACCTTGAGGTTTCTGTTGGAGGTGTTCGCCTTAAGCCATTTTCATACCTTGATATTCCTAAGCTCATAAAGGATTCTACGAACACTGGGATGAAGTCATTGACACAGCTTGCTTACGAAGCGGCTTCACCCCTCTATTGGGCTCGGCAAGGCCTTGCTTTTTCTTCCAGTGCCAACCTCTATGATAGTGGCATGAAGAAACTGTACGATGTTGTTACTTCTTATTGCCGACCTGTTCGAGGACTTTCTCCTTCTGCCGCGGCCATGTCTCATCTTTTTCCATTGGCCGTAGACATTGTTACTCACTTGTGTGGTGCCAATCAAGAGATCGGAAAGCACATTGGTCAGTTTGATTTAGAAGAGATTGTTCGTGGCATGTATCTTGGTAGTGCCAGTGGAGTAAGTGCTGATCAGAAAGTGGAAGAGGGTACTTATTGTGACATACCGACCAAGCGTAATCCTAATGGTAAGAAGTTTGAGGTGTTGCCGGCTGCCATGGAACAGTTCGTCAACTTCTTCACTAAAGGTGAAGTACCTATTACCACCTTTAAGGTTTCTTATAAGCAAGAAATTTACTTTTGTGAAAGTCCAGATCGTGTGGCAGCGAAGAGGGCGAAAGGTCGCATATTCGTCATTCCTAACCTCGTAACTATTTTGTTCGAGCATGTCATTGGGATCACTCGTATGATTGAGCTTCGTGGCTCAATTGGGATAGGTCGGACGTGGTCTAGTGGTGGAATGGATGCCCTATTGGAGATGTTGGGTGTTAAGGACACTCTGGAGGACTATGAGCTTAACGAGGGCGACGTCACGAAGTTGGACCAGTCGCTTTGTGATGTTTTGATTAATTTGTTCTTTTCCTCACGAATTCGTTATTTTGACAAAAATGATCCTACTTATCATGAGCTGAAACGAGTGATAGAACACCTTATTAAGGAGTTTACTCAGAAAGTAACACACGTAGTCGGCGATGTTTGGGCCACTGTGTGCGGCGGGGTTCCTAGTGGTGCCCTTCATACTAGCCATATGGATTCATGGATATTGTTGTTTTTGTTTGTATTGTTCTGTCTTGATGTTGGGGAGCAGAATCCTGAACATAAGGATTTGATTACTGTTTCCTTGTTGACGAAAATGATATCAATTGTAGTGTACGGTGATGACAATTGGTATTTTGTTCGCAAAGGCCCTTTGACTGCTCTCCTTAATGCCAACCAATGGGCAGCTTGGCTCTATAAACATTTCAAGATAGAGATGCGAGATATCCGTGTTGGTCACAGTCCAGTTTCCATTCCTAGGAATGGTTTTTTTGAGTCTAAAGGAGGGGTATACTTACGCCATTATTGTGTTGCTAACCCGATTACCGGAGATGGACAGCCCAAGTACGTTCCTTACCGTCCCATGAAGGAGGTCGTCTTGAAAGTCATCTTTGGGCGTGAACCTAAAAA